GCCGCTTTATCATCATAATCTTGGTCTGTCATAAAAGTATGTAATAAATCTAATGGAATAGATGGCCCTGCTCCTGCAAATTCTCCTACTGCATCTGCCATATCAGGATCGCCAAATCTTAAATCTTGTCCTAATAATGGTCTTACTCCAATAGCATCATCAAACATACCACCTGATATAGTTTCTAACATAAAGTTCATATCTCCAAATAAACCAAGTACACCTGATAATTCTACACCTCTAATAATTTTTTCTTCTACAGGTTTTTGTACCCAGTATCTAGGATTCTTAAAGTAATCTCCTAACATACCTAATGATACCATAGCCATTACACCTGCTAATGCATTAGCTTCTCTACCTTGTAATCCTGACATAATAAGTTTTCTATTTGCAGAAACAGCCCAAGAAAAGAATTGAAATGGTAATCCTAAATATGAATTATTTAATTTACCACCTCTAGTAGTTTCTTGATAACCAAAAAATCTACCTATTTTATTATTCATAACTTTATTCATACCTTTACTGTCAATACGAAATACACCATGCATCATATTAAATTGGTCTGTAGCTGAGGGTGTAATAATAGTTCTGTTTACATCTGCAAATATAGCTTGTCTGTACTTTCTAGCGGCTTGTTGTCCACCAGTTTTAGTAGCCCACATATTAGCGTTTGCTACAAATAACTTATCATCTAGTTTTTCATATGGCATATCTGCTATAAGTTTTGCAGTCTTTTCATCAATACCATAACTAGCCATTCTATTTATATCAAACTCACTAGCTGTACCTTTAGCTATCTTAATAGAATCTTCTATAAATCTATGTGCTGATATAACACTTTGAAACTGTTTCATACCCTGAGTCCAAGGGGTAAGTAAGTTTGCAAAATAAAATGGTGTTTGTGCTTGGTTAAATTTATGTGCTACTCTATCAAACTGTCTGTTTAAAAAACCTTTACCCATTCCAACTTGACCACCATCTTCAATATATCTTTTTCTTGATGATGCTAATGCTACTTCCATAGCTGGTGCAAAGTATTCTACTTCTTGTAATGCTTTTGCATATACAGCATTGTTAGATACAAATGTTCCAATACCATCTTTAAATGTTCTTGATATACCATTAACCATTATAGGTCGCCCTGCATCAACTAATGCTGAGAATATTACTTTACCCATAAATGCTAAACTTGCCCAATCTCTTAGGAAAGCGGCACTTCTTTTACTAAATGAAGCTGGATCTTCTGTATTTAAAACACCAAGTAATTTATCTTTTTCATCTTCGAATGCATTTAATACTTTATCAATCTTAGCATTATCTTTATCTGTTTTAAGTTCTTTTGTTATTAATCTTATTTCAGTTTGATCTAAGAAGTTATCCATATGTCTATCGCCAAACTGTCTAGTAATCTCAATAGCATTTGCCATACGAGTATGATACTGACGCATTAAAACAGTTATATCTGTTTCAATAAAATCCATTACTTCTTTGTTAGGAATATCTAATGCTCTTGACATTAATGGTCTTACACCAGCTTTAAACTGACCATTAACTATTCCCCATCCTGCAATACCATCTCCATCAAATTGATTTGCTTCATTATCTACAATCTTATTGTAAGTATTTTCTACTCTTTTATCTATTTCTTTTGGATCAGTAGATTTCCATTTTACTTTACCCTCTCTAAATTCTAATGGGTTTCTTCTATACCAACTTCTAATAACAGCTTTAAATGCATCAGGGTCTTTTAATATTTTATCTCTTCTCCATATTCTATTGAAGTATTCATCTTTCATTGTAAATGGTGGAGATAATCCCTCTTCTAATTCTGTTAATTGTTTTTTAACATCACGATACTCGCCCTCTTTTCTTCTTAACATATCAAGTAATCTTGCTCTTTGAGATTTATTTAAAGGTTTTTTACCATCATCTAGTAATGCTTTTATTTGTCTAATAACACCATCTTTCTTTTCCATTAATAATTGGAATGAACCTTGTGATGAAAACATATTTAATTGTTCAGCTTCATCTCCAAATGCTTTGTAAAACTTTCTAACTTCTGTTGCGGCTTTCTTAACATTAGGATCAATAGCAGGATCATCAAATACTTTTTGATCTCCTACTGCTTGTGTAACTTTATTTCTAAATTCTAATTCTGTTAGCTTAGTATTATCTCTAGCATTTCTACCTGATAGTTTATTCATTATAGAACTATACATATCTCCAGCACGAATACCGCCTTTCTGTAAATTCATATTAAGTATTCTTGTACTGTTTGCATTATTACTTCTGTAAGCTACAAACTCATCTTCTACTCTTCTAAGTGTTGCATGAATCTTTTGACTCCAATTAGTCATAGCATCTAACATTGCTGAGTTTTCTGTAGCTATTCCATATCTATTACCACGCATACCTGTAGCAAAATCTCCTGATAATCTTTGCATTTCTTTTGCATAGAAAGGATCACGAAATGCTTTCATAACTTTACCATAATTAGTTAATGCTTCTATGTTTTGGAATAGTCTATTATTAGCTGTTGATCTATCTACTGTTGCATCTTTAACTAAATCTGTAAGTACTCTAGTATTTAATCTATTTTCAAAGTCTGCTAGTTTTTCTGATTTACCTTTTCTAAATTCTTTATAAACACCTCTGTATATTTCTTTCTTCATAGCAAACTTAATAAAATCTTCTGCTGTTCTAAATGTTTCTCTTGGTAATGGATTAACTCCTTTTTGACTAAAGTATAAATGTAATCCTTGATTATAAACATTTCGTAAATACACTTCATCTACTGTTAATAAATTTTTCTTTTTATCAAAGTGTACTGCTTTGTATTTATTATTAGGTGCTTGATCTGTCTTACCTACTTTAACTGTAGTACCAAATGAATCATCTCCTACTTTGTAATTAAATCCTGTAGCTTCAAAGTCTGTTCTACCCTCAGTAGTATGATGTGCTTTTAAGTAGTTATTAATTATTTTTTTACTGCCACCTTTTTTAGTAATAGTTTCATTAACTATTCTTTTACCTAAGATACCTGTAAACAATCCTCCTAATGCAAATGCACCACCAACATAAGCGGCTGTTTCTGCACCTGTAGATGTAGGATCAATACTTCTTCTAATAGGTTCTGTTGCACCAACAAGACCTGCTGATACCAAACCCCCTTTTACAAATCGTGAACCAAAACCTATTCCTTTTACAAATGGTATTGGTATATAGTTTATTGGATCGCCAAGTCCTGCAACAAGTGCTGGAAGTAATCCTCTATCACTATCATTTAATCTATATCTTTTTTGTAAGTTACTATCTATTTTTGCTTTTATAAAATCATGATGTTCTTTGTTTCTTACATCTCTAAATTTACTAGCATACATTTCATATCCTTTTAAATTTACAGGATCAAAAGGATCGTATTCTAAATCTATAGGTTTGTTATTAAAACCTGCATCATATTCGTTGTGATTAATTAATTGACCTAACCAAGATAAAGCAAACTCATCTTCTACATCTGACCAAAAACCATTATCATATCTTAATGGAGTTACATGATTATGTGGAAGAGATGTATAAATAGAATTTACATCTTTAATAATGTTTAAATCTGTTTCTTGTTCTTCTGTATTATATATAAGTTTATTAACATCTACCATTGTAATACACCATCTTTAATATAACCTTGATCTTCTAACTCTTGTAAAGTCATAAGATTATCTTTTCTATTTTCTCTTAGGTCATTAATCTTGGCGTTGCTCTCATCACTTGTAACTTCTGCTTCAAATAGTTGTTGAAACTTTTTAGATGGATCATAGATAATATTCATTCCATTGTCATCTTGTAATACATCTATAAGACCATCATTATTTACAAATACTACTTCATATCTTGGTGGTATGCTTGTATCTACTGATCTTAATTTTATTTGTTTACCAAAACCTAAATCTTTTATATTTTTATATCCCTCTTTATATTCCATAGAACCTTTAACTAATTTCATTACATCATCATTCATCCATGACACACCTTTACCATTTGGTAATGAGTAATGTGTTTCAGGTGCATTAAATACAAAGTTTTCTCTATCTGATTCATACTCTAAACCTTGTGGTGCAAAATCAGATATACCATATTTAGAAAATGCATGATTAGTTTTACCTTGAAGTACAGCACCTAAAGATGTTTCTACTATTTTTTCTATTTGACTATCTTTAGATATATCTACTGTACCATCAGTTATATAACCATATACTCTTGTTTTAACTTGATTGTATAAAGATAAAGGATAATTAACATCTCCTGCCTGAGTTGCTCCCATAGAACTATTATCAAGTAAATCTTCTGTTTTTGTAAGTATTACTTTATTAACATCAGTAATAGATTTTTTTCCATTTGATGCATCACTTATATAAGCCGCAACACTTGTTTTGTTTATACCATCAGGATATTTAGCTAAAAATTTATTTACATTATCCATAGCTTGTTGCATATTACCTGTAAGATTAACTTCAGCATCTATCATATTAATTCTATTTATAATATTTTGTGGAATACCTGCTCTTTCTAAAGCATTAATTCTAACTGTTGATTCTTGTCCATTAACAGTAAATGTCATTTTAAAATTTGTTAAATATGGAATTACTCCTGAAGAATATAAATCTTGAATATCATTCATATTCATTGTTTCAAAAGCACCAGTTAGTTTTTCATAAACTGGTTGAGGTAAATGTCCTTGTGTTCTAATTGCAATCTTTGTATATCTAGGATCGTTTATATCTGTAATAGGTTGTTCAGGATTAGTAGCATTATATTTATTTTTAAGATAATTAAATCCCTCTTCTGAAGATAACCATTCTCTCCATACTTTATCTGATTGTCCACCATTAGTAGATGTTCTTCCATATCCTGTAATAGAATAATTATTTTCTGCTAATGATAGCATAGTATTAGATTGTTTATTTAATTCATAAAAACCACTAAGGTCTGTTATCATTGCATTAACTCTAATCTTAGCGGCATCAATAGCACCTTGATTATTATTAGTAGCACTTCTCATTCCATTTTGTGAAACTATAACTCCATTTGATAATGTAACTTTTTGTGATGCACCTGATAATACAGAATCTAATAATCTTAAATCTTCAATAGATTGTTTAACTTCACTTGGCTTAGCTTTACTTAAATCTTTTACATTTATACTTGCAATAGTTTGATATATTTCTCTGCCATCTTCAATGTTTTTAAGAATAGTTTTACCAGTAGCTATTGCCTTTTCATTTTTTTTTCCTGTATAAATATCTATGTGTTCTTTTAAATCTTCTTTTGCTTCTTTAATTAATTTAGGGTCTGCATTATTTATGATTAAAGAAGTAACTGAACTTGTTTTTACCTTGATACCCTCATCATAACTAATATTATCTATCTGTTCTTTATGTCTTGTATGTTCATCCCATACTTGATACCAATGTGATTGTTGTTGATCTTTTGCATATGTTTGAATTACTGTTGCAAACTTAGGTTCTAATTCTTTTATAATAGGTTCTATTCTGCTATCTACTATTTGATTAAACTTTTCAGGATCAGCTTTTGATTCTATAGCATTTGCTCTTTCTTCAATAATAATATTCTTAATAGTAGATTGTACTTCATTTTTATATTTAGTATAAATTTCTTTATCATATGCTTCTTGCATTGATTTAGTAGTAGCTTTAAATTCAGGTATAGGTGCATCTATATATTGAGTTTTTTTATTACCATCATTGTCTATGTATTCTATTTCTTTTTTAGAAAACTGTGCATTCTCAGCCGCTTCAGTTCCTACCTTTTTTCCATACTCTTGTAATGATTTAAGAGATTGATCTGCAAATACACTTGTTAAATTATCTATTGCATTAGAAGTTTGTTTAAAAACATTTGCACCAAAAGCAAAACCACCACCTCTATTAACACCAATCTGTTCTGAATAATTAACTTGTTCTCTTTCTTTTTTTAATGCCATTATGCTAACTCATTTAATATCGGTCTTGCTGATAATAATGATCTACCTACTGTAGTTGCAACACCTGTTCTATATTGTGCTGTTGCTATTCTACCTGTTAGATCAGCTTGGTTACTACCATACATTGCCGCTAATTGTTTTTCTGTTCCTTTAAGTTTTATTTTTTGTAAATCTTTTTTAACTATTTCTTTGTTAGCTTTTAAGAAAGCACGATAAGATGGAGAGTCTGTAGTAATATTCATCTTACTAAACAATGCTCTGTTTTCATTTAATTGATCTAAGTATTTTCTTTTTCTAGTATTCTCAGCTTGTAATGTTTCTAATTCTGCCGCTTTGGCCTGCATTTGAAATTGTTTTTTTTGAAACTCTGCTTGTTGTTGTTGGTATTTCATTGATGCTTTTTGTGCTTGAATACTCATCATGGTTGTTCCACCAATTAAAGCTACTGTAGAAACTGCACTTAATGTTGCGGCTGTTCCTGCACTTGCACCCATTGCTGTAAATACTACTGGACTACACATTAATAATATACCTCTGTTGTTAATCCCAATACTCTCATTGGTAGTGGAATTGATTGACTAATTTCTAAATTTGGTTCTAAACTATAACCTAACACATACACCTCTTTTTTACCTGTAAAACTTTCTACACCATTTGTTGTATTTAATCCTACTGTTGTTAGGATTACATCATTAGAATTAATTTGTATATTATAAGTTGTAGATAGTTCTACTATAGCTTTACCTATTTTTCTAGGATGGCCAGTAAGTTGTCCACCTTGAATAGTAGCATCTATTGGTAAAGTATGTACTGTTGGACTATATAATAATCCTATATCACAAGCGTTAGTTGCTGTGCTAAATGTAACATTACCATTAGAATCTACTATACTATTTCCATAATAAAATATATTACCACCCTCTTCTGATCCTGCTGTTGCATATACTGTTTTACCTACAAGATTTGGTGCAGAGTTTAATCCTGAGAATATTTTACTTGTAACAAACTGTAATGATGTATTGTCTGATTGAGAAACTGCACTATCAATTACAATTGTATATTCTCCTGAATTACCAGTAGCAGTTGCAGATTGTATTGTATAAGTTGTACCTGCACCTCCAAATTGAAAAGTTTCTCCCTGACTAGGTGCATTTGTAAATCCATCTGCAATAAAAGTTGTAGAAGAAGTTATTGCTCCATTAACTAATGGTGTTCCATGTGGTTGATAAGATGCTGATATAGTTTTAGTTACTGTACAATCAGTAGGTATATCAAAAGATGTATTAGCAAACTGTTCTAAATTATATACATCTACTCCATTAATAGTTCTTTTTACTGCAACATATATATTACTATTTGTACAAGCAACAGATTCATAGTTACCATCTGTAGTCCATAAAACCCATCCTGCTATTTTTTCTGATCTTTGAGAAGTAAATACACCTATTGTTCCATCAGTATTAACTAAGAAATAAAACTGTTCTGTTCTATCTCCAATAGAAGTTATTACTGCGGAATCAACAGGTGTATCTATTAAGTGGGAGCTTAATAATGAAATACTATTAGCACTAAATTCTTCTGTACCGCTATTGTAAAAAAACTCTCTTACTGTTTTACCATTATTCTGTATAAATATTGTTGCTCCATCAAATCTTTTTGGAGATGCTTTTTCTTGAATACCTAAACTAGATTGTCTAATTACTTGTATATCTGTTGGTGTAATAGGTTTAGATACTGCTGGTCTAATATAAAATTCTCCTGTGCTAGTAAATATTTCTATAACTTTAGAAGATACTAAATGTCTTATTTCATTTATTTGATCTGAAGCAATTTGTACTTGTACTGAATCAGAATCTTCTCCCTCTCCTACATCAAAGTTAAAAAAGTCTGTTACTTTACTTGCTTGTATTCCATCAGGTAAAGCTGTTACTCCACCAAAAAATAATCTTTGTTCATGGAATGTAACTGTTTTTGGAAAGCCATTAACACTACTAAATACTTGTTCATCCCATTGTGTAGTAGGTGGATGTCCTGATATAACTACTCTAACACCACCACCATCTACAGATTCAGTTGCTGTATCACTTGATCCTGCTGTAAACTTATAATGATTATCATCTATAACTGTAATAGTTCTTGTACCATTAAGATTAGCTTGTGCTAAACCATTACCATCAGAATCAAATATATCTCCTGCTCCACTTATAACAATACTATCACTAGAAGAAAAACCATGTTGTACATGAGTTACTGTTACTTCTCCTGATCCTTGTGCAGTTGCAAATGGATCTTCATCTAAAACTATTTCAACATCTTTTTCTAATGTAGCTGTAACTACAGTAGATGATGTATAACCAGTAACAGTAAGTTCTGATCCATGATACCTTAATTTCATACCTACATAATCTGAAGTAAAATATGCTGAAGATGTAGTACAAGTTACACCTGTACCTGCTGTTGCAGTATCTATGTCAAGTGTTATACTATCATCCGCAAATTTAAAATATGGTTGAAATGTGTCTGCTCCATTTTGACTTTGTTCAAATCCAAAAGCAGTTCTAGTAAATGATGATGCTCCAGTTCTTTGTATTATTTGTGGTACAAAGTTTTCATGTACTATAATCATAGTATCTCCTGATTGAGTAAAATCAAATTCAAACAATTCAGAAGTAACCCAAGGGCATGATGATAATGTAGCTAATAGAGTTCCATTAGTAGAATATATTTTTAATGATTGGTTTTGAAATGCAAATATGTATTCTTGATTTTCATTAAATAAGAATGTTTCTAATCTAGTAACTCCACCTAAGTCTGCTCTAAAAGTAGTACCCATTCTTCTTTCAATACCACCTTGATTAACTGGAATTACATTTCTAGCTTTCTTTAATCCTTGACCATAAGCCGCTAGATCAACACGAGATAATATTTTTGGATCAAGTTCTCCTCGTAAAAAACTAGCTTGATGAACCCTTTGTCTTGCCATTGTTCATCCTATGGTGCTACTGCTGTTATATTACTCAATGCAGTTCGGTTTCTATTATTTCTAAATCTATCTACATCCATTCTTCTTGTAGTTTGTGCTTGTGCATCTATACCTTTAGCTATTGCTAATTGGGCTATTGCTCTTTTGTGATAGAGTTCAGATAACTGATCGTTTCTTGCTATTGCTCCTGCAAATAAAGACGCCAGTTCGAAAACCAGCGTCTGTTTGAAGTATGGAGGAAAATCACTCTCACTAGGTTGGAAAGTGTAATCTGCAATAACTGTATCACTAGATGTAGTATCTGTAAATAAATTTTGTCCATATCTATCATACTTAATAACATCATCTCCTACTGTAACTGTGTGGATAATTAATGCATCACTTGGTAAAGCATATGAAGATTCATATCTTGCGTCAGGATTAGTTGAGTTCTTACTTAGTTGTGCTTGTTTAGTTGCAAATCTCCATCTGCATCTTGTAATTAAATTTTCTAAAGTTGATTCATAAAGTTGATTGGCTACTTTTGATTCTGTTGTATTTTCAGTAAAACTTGTAATTGTATTAGCACCTACCAATACCATTGCTTTGTTACATATATCAAATTTACTGTCAGCCATATTTTATTCTTATACTAGATATGGGGGAAAGTAAACTCCCCCCCATACCATTATTGGTTATGTACCATTAATTGTAGTTACAGTCGCCGCACCAGTTGCAGATGATACTACTAGAATATCTACAGTTCTAGTTCCACCTGTAGAACCTACACAAATGATAACATCATTTTGTTTAAGTTCATTAGTTGCGTCATTGAAGTAACCACTTGCTACTATTGTACCGATAGCGTCAGCAGAATCATAATAGAAGATTCCTTGACTACCACCAGCTATCTTTTTCAAGCTACTTGCTGAATATGCCATTTAAACCTCCTTTATTATTCTGTTATTTGTACTTTGATCGCACCATTGTTGTCGATCATTACTGATCCTAATGACATGTATGATGTGATTAAGTTACTGACTTTTTCAGGAATGTAGTTTATTTCAGTTCTAATTTCAGAACCCATAGCAGTACCTACTGCACTTCTGTGAAATGCATGACACTCTCTAGTAGTACTTGAAATTGAAAGACCTGAATGTGTAAACCACATAAATCCAAGCCATCTCTTAGCTGTCATTCCACCAGCAAATGGTAGATCACCCTCACCAATGTACTCCGCTCTAGAGAACTGATCGATTTGTAATAAATCAGCCCAACCAGCAGGAGATACTACAAAGTATCTTTGTCCATCATCAGGGATGTCAGACTCTCCGAATGCTTCGTACACAGTTAATGATTTAGCTAAAGTTAAACCAGTAGAACCATGTGCTACATTGTTTGAGTTTGTACCTGCATCCAAAACATCAATGATAGTTTGGTCAGTTTTTCTACCCAATGCCGCCGCCGCAGATTGAGATAGTACTTGTCTTTCGTCAATGTTAGTTTTCAATTCATCTAAACGATCTACATAATCAGCCGCATAGAAGTCTGAAAGCGTAACATCAACAGTAGAGTGAGAGATGTCCATAGTAGGAACTTGTGCATGTCTTGATTTAGACACAGCAGTACCAGTACCGACTTTTTGGAATCTCGCTTGGCTACCTTTTACATTATTTACTTGCCTTACAGTATTACGCAGTTTTGAACCCATACGCTGATAAGCCATATGAACTTCAGACTCGAACTGCTTAATAAAGGCAGTTGAAATAGATGTACTCATGTTGCCTCCTTTTTGTCGTTGTTGTTGTTGTTAATTAAGCAATTATCTTTTTTGACTTAACTCGGTTTTCCAGACTGGGCCGATTTCATTCAAAACAGGTTGCGTTCCTATTTTGACTACATCATGTAGTCGTTTATAGAAATACAACACTTTTACATTTTTTACAAGCACAGGTTTAGAAAAATTAAACCCTTGCCATTTTAACCATCTTATACTTACTTGATGTTCTTCTGTTATATAATTGGACAAAAATAAGTAATTTTCTTCTAGATAATGTAACCATTTCTTATTTCTTTTAAGGAAATACTTATAGTTTTTATCTAATAAGTCTGATGCTAAGAACCATATTGTGCCGATTTTATGATTGTTTCTACTAGATACAGCACCAAACATTGCTACAACTTCTTGTTTAGATTCTGTTAATATTGTGAATGAATGTATATTAGGTCGCTTATATCTAAAAGGTTGAAGTAATGCTTGTAAAGGATCAAGCCCCCATAAACCTAATTCAAATCTATCTATTGATTTAAGTCTAGGGGCTAGATCAAAACAATGTTCAGGTGTTGCTTTTTCTACTATTAACTTATCCACGATACAATCTAGCGAAAGCGTCATCTACTTTTCTCACATAAGATTCATCTCTTTCTTTAGGATCAAAGTATCTTTTATCTTTCATCATAGATCGTACATCCTCTATTGTTAGAGGTCTTTCAGGTTGCGTAAAGTTTTGTGCATTAGATATAGTTTGTTTACTACTGTTCATCATTTTCTCTAATGCTTCAATACCATCTACAGATTGACCAAGAGTTCCTGATATAGCTTCATATTGTTCAGGTGTAAAAAATGTAGATGCCCAACTGTTTACTGCATCTAATCTAGCATCAGCATTTTCTCCTAGCTTTTCTTTTTCTGCATCAATATCAACTTGATTACCTACATACATATCTACATATTTGTTTACACCATCTTCAAATACTTCTTGGTCATATGCATTTTCATAACAAAAGTTTCTCCACCAATCTGTCATAGGATTA